GTATTTCAAGGCACAAGCACCGGTTGCAAGATACCGACATGCGTTTGCCAACAAACAAAGAGATGCAGAAGAATTTGATAATATCAATGAAATTACTATAGTTTCTCTAAACAATAAACTGCAAGATGTTTCAACAGGAGTTTATAGTTCAGTATTGAATACTTTTGACATAAACAAGAAAAAAATAGGTGGGGACTTTTATCGTTATAAAGAGAAGTTTGTGGAAACACAACACACAGATCAATATCCTTTGGTTCCACACTCTTTGGATAGGTTTAGTGACGCTATTTTGTCATACATTAAAGTGTTGCCAAAAAACTCTTATAAGTATGATGGAATTGAAGATAATGAAGAGCATGAAAAATATGCTCTGCTTCGCCAAAGCCAAATGAACCAATTGAACTGCATTACCCTTCAGATAAAGGTTAAAGGAGATTCCAGAAGACGAGTTGGAGATGTGATTTACTTGGACATTCCTTCTCCCGAATCGTTAAATGGAAAAGGAAAAGGAGTAAACAATGATGGTAGCGATAAGTATCTTGCAGGCAACTACCTTGTAACAAAAATAAATCATTCAATAGGACATCAAGATTACGAACTTGTTATGACAGTAAGCAAAGACAGTTATCGTGCTCCAGTTCCTGACTATAAAGATACTGCTGATACTGGCATTTACAATCCAACCATAAGAGAATCTAGAGTTTAATATGCTAGACACCATAACAGTTCACGATCAAATGGGCAAGAACGGCTTCGTGTGGTTTCACGGAGTTGTAGAAGACATTAACGATCCATTAAAAATGGGTCGTGTTCGTGTTCGTTGTTTTGAATTTCACAATGCGGACAAAGAATTGTTGCCCACTCAAGATTTGCCTTGGGCAACTCCCCTGCTTCCCGTAACTAGTGCTTCTGTAAGTGGAAAAGGAATTTCTCCAACAGGACTTTTACAAGGCTCGTGGGTTATTGGGTTTTTCCGAGACGGTGTTAACTGCCAAGATCCTGTAGTTTTGGGATCCTTTGTTGGTAAGCCAGATCCTATAGAAGGAACCACTGGTCAATACTCAGATCCCTCTTTAGGATTCAATGATCCTGAAGGCAAATGGCCCAGCAAAGAGTATGGTGGCGAAGCCGATACAAATCGTTTAACCCGAAACGAAAAGATTGAAAAAACAATAGTTCAAAAAAAACGAGAGGAAGCAAAAGTTGGAGTTCAAACCGCTCTGCACCCTTGGTTAACATGGGATGAAAAAGTAACAGATTACGATCCCAAATATCCTAAAAACCATGTGATGGAAACCGAGTCTGGTCATGTTATTGAACTTGACGATACTCCCGATAAAGAAAGAATAAGCGTTTATCATAAAGCCGGAACTTGGATTGAACTTCATCCTGATGGATCAAGGGTTGAGCGAATCCGAGGAGACGATTATGAAGTAGCAATGTCCGACAAGAAACTTCTTGTTCAAGGCAACTGCTTTATGAATATTGACGGGCCTATAACAACACTAAAAACAGGCAAAGATTTTTACATTGAAATAAATGGCGATTTGAGAATGCTTGCTCGTGGTAATGTTGTGATGGAAACCGGTAAGAATTTTGAGCACAGAGTTCACGGAACTTATACGGTTGCCAGCGATGGTAACATGAGTTTTGTTGCTCCAAGAATTGATTTTAACCCTGAAGGAGTTGCTGTAAATCTAGCATCATCTCCAGGACTAGCAACAGGAAAAAATCCTGCACCCTTATTGCAAGATGCAACCGTATTTCCTGGCAGAGCATTGCCTTTGGATCAAATTCTTCAAGGACAAAAAGACAAATACCTGTCAACCGATTATTTCAAGAAACTTCACCTTAGACCTAAAGATATGCCTGTTGGATTGGATGCTTTCAAATCTTATTATGAAAGTGCATCTCCTAACGCTGCCACGATTCCGTGGGATCAAACAGGCAAAGCGGCTTTAACACAAAATGTTCCTGTTAAAGGAGATCAATGGTGGAAAGATGTTCCTGCAAGTGAGGCTAAAGCCGCCATACCGTCTACTCTGCCTGATGGAACAGTTATTAAAACCGAAAAAATGCCGCAGGAAATGATTCCAAGCGAACAAGAGATTGCAGACAACAACAAATCTTTAATGTCAGAGAGCGCACAAGAAGCGGTAAGGCAAAACAACATTGCTCAACTTGATGATGCACAAATTCAACAAACACAAACAAATCTATCACAACAAAACCAACAACTATCACAAACTGTAGCACAAACACAACCCACACAAGCCGTGGTCTCTGGAACAGATTTGGGTGTATCTCCTGGAGCAGTTCAAGGTGGTGCAGGCGAAGGATTGGGATTCCCACTGCTACAGGATGAAGTTGGCGGATTCTTAGGAGGAGTTGGCGAGACAGTAGGCGGCGCAATTGAAGGAGTTCAAGCGGTTCTTCCAGAAGGATTGGATTTGGGTGGACTCGGAGGAGTTGCTAGCGGAGCACTTCTTGGTGGGGCTTTGGGCCCTGTAGGAACTGTTGTTGGTGGGGCATTTGCAGGAGCGTTGGCGTTTGTTAATCCGGCTTTGGCATCTCAAGCAGTTAATATAGCAGCAAATGTCTCGACGGCTACGGTTCCATCACCGGCATCTTATCTTAATGTTACACCTGAGGGTATAACGAATCTTAGTGCAACCCCGCTTCCACCTGTATCTGCGGGCATTGCGGGACAAACAATAACAGACACAAATCTTGTGGATATAGGGGCTCCTGGTTTACCAACAGAATCTTTGTATGCTGTTCCTGGCGGAACTGCTACAGTAATATCAGGATATCCTGGTAGAGCAGCAGAAAATAGTGCCGCAGGAAAAGGAATTCCTGCAATTCCAATAATCACATTTGAAACCCAATTCCCATCAATGAAACCCACACCAATAACAGAAGTTGATGGTGGAGAGTTCTAATGCCAAGATTTAGATCTGTTGGTGCTTACACTCAAAGCCCATACAATTTAATATACTCGATTCCTGCGGAATGTCATATTAGTGATGGCTCTGAGTCTTACAGTAATACAGGTTCTGTGGAATGGACAGGTTGGCTTGGAAAATACAACCATAAAGGAATGCGACCTCCCGAATTTTACTATCCAAATGGCCCATATTCCATAGATGGCGTTAAGATACAAGAGGGCACGGGATGTCGTGCTGTTGGAGTTACCGGATTTACCACCTACGGGGCTTCGGGTGGTGCAGGGGGCGAACTTGTCACAAGCACTTCTCAATCTTATTCTGGAGCAGGATGTTTGATTTTATTTGGTGGTGCAAACGGAGTAAGCAGTTTTCCGTTTGCAAATGTTAATTCAAATCTTGGTTCGTTTCGAGAATTGCAGACCATATCAAAAGAAAGTAAAAGAGTTGCATTCTACGCCTATCCTTCACCTGGCCCCGCAACCACATCCACAGTTGGTGTTTATGCGTCTAGGTATGAGATGAGATATACCTGCAACGAATGCTGTGACATCAAATACATGGTAGTTGGAGGAGAATTTCCTCCAGATTTAGTGCTTGATATGGAAACTGGCGTTGCTTCTGGTTTTATTTCTGAGATGGATTTGCCTGATAATCCGGGTGATCCAAACAGTAAAGACTACTTTATAGAGAGGTGGAGACTACCGCCTGACTTTAGAATTACAGAAAAAAACTACGCAACCTTTGGATCTTCATCTTCATTTTCAAACGGAATACCTGCAACTAATACGGTTAGGTTCACAATAAGAGCATTTAACGCCCGTGATCCTAGAGTTTTCAATGACCGAGAATTCACTATGACTATAACAAACAACTGGTCTTCGGATCGTGATCGTTTGATCCTAAATATTGATAATCAATTCTTTTTAGACGGGAAACCCGTTACAAACCGAGAATACCTTTTGGGTATGAAAAGGAGAGGATATTTCGACTAATGCCTGGAGTAAGCACACGAGGGGATATTTGTAGCGGGCACGATTGCCACCCACCACGCCAAGTTATCGCTTGGTCGAACAATGTATTTGTAAACAGCAAAGGTTGGCATCGTCAATACGATGGATTAGGGCCCCATGCCCACGGATGCGATGACGATCATCCCATTCATATTTCCATCAGTGTAAAAGGATCTTCTCAAGTTTTTGTGAATAGTCGTCAGGGAATGCGTATAGGCGACCCTGTGGGTTGTGGTTCCGCAATGGCAAGAGGAAGCAGTAATGTTTACTGTGGAGGAGGGTAAAGTAGTGATTCTTTCAGCGGTAAATTTAGAATTTTGGACAAATGTGGGTGTGGGCATTGCTGCCGTTATGGGTGGCATAATGATGGGTGTAACCTACATTAAAAATAAGTATGCCAAAATGAAAACAGAAGAAGAAATTCTTGATGTGATATCTCCTAGCGAAATTAAACACAACAACATTTACGATATGTTGGTGTCTTTAAGAATTCAAATGAGCGCAGACCGAGCACAAATCGCACAGTTTCATAACGGAGGAAAATTCTTGGAGGGTTCTCCGATGAAGCGGTTTAGTGTCACCCACGAAACTTGCAATCCTGGTGTATCAATGGAGTATCCGTTTCTTCAAGCAGTTTTAACCACCTTGTTTAGTGATATGATCCAAATGCTAAAGCAAAATGATTCAAAGATAAGATTCACCAGATCTCTGCCTGTTGAAAGTGCTTTAAAAACTTATAATGATTCAAAAAACATTCAGGCGTTCTCTGTTCTGCCAATACGAAAAGGTGAACTGTATGTTGGATTTATACGATTAGAATGGAATGACATAATGATGTTGCCTGATGATCCAGATGATGCTAAACGACTAATGGAACAATATCGTTCTTTTATAGAACTAGAAATGTTAAGGAAAAACAATGGCAAGTAAAAACTATTTCATTGATTTAGACCTGAACTTTCAGCCAAATTATATTGATAGAGATGTAACCATCAAAATCAATGAGGATGCTGTTAAAAGAAGTCTTAGAAATTTGATTTTGCTTCGTAGATTTGAAAAGCCATTTCATCCCGAAGTGTCTTCAGGCATTCAAGATTTACTGTTTGAAAATCCTAGCCCCGTTGTTTATAGTGTATTGCAAGGGCAAATTGAAGAACTAATACGAAAATATGAACCCCGAGTAAATAATCTAGCCGTTGGTTTTTATGCGGAGCCTGACAAAAACTCAGTCACCTTAAACATCAAGTTTACAATCGCAAATAGACCCCAAGTTTTGGAAACCAATATACTGTTAGAGAGGACACGATGAGCAACACCAACCTAAGAATTGACGGCCTAGACTTTGATGCAATAAAGTCAAACCTGAAGACCTATCTTCGTTCTCAAGATCAGTTTAAAGATTTTGATTTTGAAGGATCGGGTATGAACATCATACTAGATCTTCTTGCTTACAACACACACTACCAGTCGTTTTATGCAAACATGGTTGCGAATGAAGCCTTTTTGGATTCGTCCGCTCTTCGTTCAAGCACAGTTTCTATTGCCAAGCAACTAGGGTATACACCAAGATCGGTTAAAGCCTCCAAGATATTTTTGGATGTTAAATTTGGAACACAAACTATAACAAACACCAATGGAGAAACGGTCGAGGATCGTGTAAGAAAAGGTAATGCCTTTGTTAACCGAGGTGATATTTTCCGAGCAACCCTGCCAGGAAATCGTTTCTTTAACTTTGTTGTTTTGGATGATTACAAAGTGGATATGATTGGTGGAATTGCTACAGTTAAGAATGTTAAGGCTTATGAGGGAACTCTCAGAACATACACCTTTGTTGTAAATTCTTTTGACCCAACCCAACGATTCATTCTTCCAAGTAATAATATTGATGTGGATACTCTAAGAGTCCGAATCCAAAAGTCAGTAACAGATACAACAGGACTGATAAACATATGGAACAAAGCAACTGATGTGAATGGGCTAAACTCGGATTCGCTAGTGTATTTCTTGCAAGAAACCGAGGATGGAAATTTTGAAATTTACTTCGGAGACGGGATAGTAGGCAAAGCCCTAGAAAATGGAAATGTGATTAGCGTGGAGTATCTGCTTACAAACGGAGAACTTGCAAATAATTGCAGAACTTTCTCCTATGTTTCTGGAGTGCTAGCACCATATGTTCAAAAGGTGGATTCAACTGGATCTCCATCGTATGGCGTATCCACCATCTCAGATCCGGACGGGAATCCAACTGTTTCTTATGGTGGAACCTTACCAGAAAGCATTGAATCAATCAAGTATTACGCGCCAAGAAATTATCAGGCTCAAGAACGAGCAGTAACAGTTGAAGATTATAAAACCATATTGGTAAAAGAGTTCAGCGAAGGCGTGGATTCATTCTTTGTGTGGGGTGGGGAAGAAAATGATCCGCCACAATACGGTAAAGTTTTCATATCAATCAAGCCCAAGAATGGAAGCAAGATAGGAATTCTTGAAAAACTAGCCATTCAAAAGAGTGTATTGGGCAAAAGAAATCTAGTCACAATTCAACCAGAAATTGTGGATCCTGATTACATTTATCTGGAAATTGACTCTCTTTCCGCTTACGATCCGTCTAGAACAAATTTAAGCCCCGCAGGACTTGCCGCTCAAATTAAACTGGCAGTTGAATCGTTTGAAACCGCAAATTTGGACAAGTTTGGTAGAAATTTCAAGGCATCCAAACTGTCTTCTTTGGTAGACAATTCAAACAAATCCATCACAGGAACTAATCTTTCAATTCGTCTGCAAAAGAGAATTGAACCATTTTTAGGTAAACCTTCTCCATATACTATTCGATTTAATAATCCTTTACTTCATCCTATAGACGGATTTACTTCTATTGTTTCCTCGTCCGCTTTTGGATACCAAGATCAAACAAACGCAGCGGTAGTTAAGCCGGTCGTTGATGCTTATCTTGACGACGACGGTTACGGTAATATCAGAATTTATAAAATTGAAGGAACCACTAAGGTGTATATCAACACCAAAATAGGCAAGATAAATTATAATACTGGTATCATCACACTAAATAACTTCAACCCACAATACATTGAACCAAGAACCGATTCTGAAATAAAAATAACCGTTATTCCTCAAAAATCCGATATACAGTCTTTGCGTAATCAAATCATAGTTTTGGACTACAGTAAATCAAATTTTAATGTGGAACTCGACTCGGTTCCCACAATCAATCAGCAAACTGGCGCACCATTCCCGTATTAATATGAGCCATGACAGACAAAAACTTTAATCCTACATCACCATTCATAGCAGGACAATTACCAGAATTTGTAAGGGTTGACCATCCAACTCTGGTTGCTTTTCTTACGGCTTACTATGAGTGGTTAGATTCGGATAACACCTTCCTACGATCTCCAAAGAAACTTGCTAGCGTTATTGATGTTGACTCTACACTAGAAGAATTCATTTCATATTTTAAGAATGAATATCTTCTTGGGTTTCCAGAAAAACTAGCGGTATCCGAGACAACCAAAAAGCCTGTAGATCCTGTAAAATTGATGAAAAACATCAAGGGATTTTACCGAGCAAAAGGAACCGAAAAAACCTACGATTTCTTGTTTAGAATTCTGTTTGATACTTCCGTAGAATTCTATTATCCCAAGAATGATATTATGAAACTTTCAGACGGAAAGTGGGTTGTCCGTCGTTCTATAAAGACGAGTAACAATATAGGAAATGCTATTTTTGATTCTATTGGCGCAACAGTAGTTCAACGAGATGCGAACGGAGATATTGCTGCAAGTGGACGAGTCATTGAAGTTAGCACATATCGAGTTGGAACTAATGATATTGCTGAACTTTTCTTGGGTGGAGTAAATGGTCAATTTGCGGCAGGCTATGATGGCATAGAATTTACAGACAAAACTGGTATTTTGCGTAAAGAAAACCGAGTTTTCTCTGTTATTGGAAAAATCACAATAACAAACGGCGGAAGCGGGTATAAAGCAGGAGATCGTGTTATTTTTGCCTCTGCTGAAGGAGATACTGGTGTTAAAGCCTCTGCTCGTGTTGCTGAAGTTGACGCTTTGGGTAAAATCAGAAAAATTTTGATTGATAATTATGGTGTTAATTACAAGGTTGCTCCCGCAATAACAATTGAATCTGAAGCAGGAACCGGATTTGTTGGTTCTGTTACTGTTAATGGAATGGCGGAATACCAAGGTTATTACGCCAACAACGACGGCAGATTAAGCACCAATAAAGTTATTCAAGACAATCATTACTATCAAAACTTTTCATATGTTATTTTAAGTGAAGTTACTGTTGATCGTTATCGTGATGTTTTAAAGAGACTTTTAAATCCAGCAGGTCTTGCGTTCTTTGGTAAAGTTCAAATTAAGCGTTGCGCTGTTGCAGATTTGCAGAACAGCACATCTCTTGTGGAATACGAAGTGCCGATTATTGGTCACTACGCACCGTATACATTCAAAACTTACGACGATCTTTCAAACTGGTTTACGGATCCAAACACAGGACTTTTGGCTGGCTACGATCCAACAGTTCACAATCAGATTATAAGAAATGATCTTGATGAAAACGGGATAATAGATTTCGGTGATGTTGCTCTTGCGGGGCTTGATGGAATTTCCTCAAAGGAATATTTAAAGTCTATAGGAAATCCCGTAACATTTAACCGAGCATTCCAAAATCCTCTAGTTCCTCTGAGAACAGCAAACTTTCAAAACGCAGATCCTTTCTGGATCGTATATCAGCACCCGAATCGCAAGATTCGTGGTTCAGTTACGGCTAGAATTCCTTACGATCTAAAGAACGAATTCTTGAATGATTTGGGAGCAGGCAGAGAGTTTCCTTTTGGAATTTCTTCTAATAATAGCGGTTATACTGGCTATTGGGCAGAGTGGACAGAAGGTAGCACCGCAAATCGAACAGATTGGGCGACAGGATTCACTTCAGGAGAACGATATGTAACCCTGAATTACAATCCAGTTAAACCGTATACTCAAACCTACTATGAACCACAATCTGTTCAAGAGTTTTTGACTCCTCAAAATAAACTTGTAGGACAATCCGCATTTTTGCCAAAAATTTATTATGATAATGTTTTCACTCTTCAAGGATATAAGGATCTAGAAAAACTAAAGACTGATAATAGCAAGAGTGTTTCAAATCTAACCCCTCAAAAAAATCTGTCTACAGGAACAGATATTACTTTGGATTATTACTTGAGAAATGAAAACGGAGAAGTGATTGGAATTGATGAAACACAAACCGTAAAGGCAATTGGTTCTTTAAGCCCATTGGCAAAGAACTTGAATAATTCAGACACTTCTGAAGATAAAACATCTTACGCGGATAACATCACACTACAATACAACCGATTCACAAATTGGGATTCAGAAGCAAGCAGCCATTATCCTAAAGTTGGTGCTTTTAAAGGTATAGTTGCAGGAACACACGGGCTTACAAATACCTCTAAAGCAGCAATGGATAAATTTGTCTCGTCTTTGCTTGGAGATATTAAGCCAGACTGGAATGGAATTTCTGGCGCAGGAACTTTGCGTTTAGGGGATAATCGTTACACTTTCGAGTATGACAATCTGATCGCAATGAATAATGAAACCTGGGATCCAATTTTTTCTAGCAGTGTAGGACGAGCAAATCCAGATGATCCAAATTCGGTCGGCAATTTTATAATGAACAAGTATATGATTCCGATATTTGTTGGTGGAACTGGTGCGGATGGACTAACTTTTGACGGATTGCAACAAAAATTTCCAAACGCCCTGTTTGCAAACTACGGGCAGCCATACGCAGTTCCAAGAAACATTTTGAAATATCACGATTATCCAGGATTTAGTGGAGACGCTAGAAGTTCAAAGTTTGAAACCTTAACAAGAATAATTGATGGCAAGTCCGTTGATTATAAGAGTTATGTGCCTTCACCAACATGCCCCGATTGCCGTTGGGACGGCAGAGATACTTTGGATACTAACGATCCCCAATCATCAAAAGCAAGCGGATTAGGTATTTTGGATGTTAGATTCGGAACCAAGTATCGTGACCACGCTTTAAAACTGTGGAAAGAACAATGGACGAATTATGCAAGAAATGTTAATGTGTGGATGCCTAGTTTTTATGTTGCCACAGAAAATATAGCAGCAGAAAAAGCCCTGCAAAATTTGACCATAACCGAAATGGTTAAATGGCGGCAAGAAATTGCAGCAGAAAAGGGATACGATAATGTGCTAATTATCCCGTTCATTTCAAATAAAGCGTATACTGTTGGAACTGGAAGTGGCGGATACGGAGCAGTAGCCCCATCAATACAAGACGGATCTTTCTTTAGTCCATCAGAATTTGTTAATCTGTATATTGAAGGTTCTTTGTCGGGTAATCCAAAAGGCTCAGTTCACGGGTTCTATCTGTGGTCTGGAGACGATACCTACACCAAAAAGTGGGGATGCGCCATTAGTTCTCCAAATCCAAGAACCATTGAAATTACTGGAGCCGATGGATCAGTTATTGATTGGAAACTAAATCCATTAACCGTTTCTTATGGATTTGAGCCATATTGGGATTTTGCTGGTGGAGAAGCGTTAAGACCAGGAGCACCAACAGGACCAGGAGTTCCTATTGGGCTTAATGGTAAACCGCGTGTATCATGGTTGATTACAA